CTCACACCTAGCAATTGTTTGTATATCTCCATCTCACAGTTTAGTGTCTGCCAATCAGTTTGTCTGTCCTGCTTGGATAAATCATCTTCCACGAATAAGATATCTTTACTGCTGATCAGTCTTGCGCGTGCTGACAGTTCATCTGGTCTCAATCCGTCAGCATATGTGAATTTTGGCTTCAGGCCTGCTTTTAGCCTTTTCTTTGCTTCTAAAAATACGGGTCCGAACAATGCTGCCAACCCTTTTTGCTGCCATACTATTATTCTGGCCACTTGTCGTCGTACTTCGTTTACCACTTTGTTTTCTATGATTAGTTGACCTTGCTCATTAAGCACTCGGCTCACAGTCTTGAGGAGTGATTCCAGCTTTGTGTGCACGTTCAATTTGTTCAGTGGGTGGAGCAGCAGACCGTCTCTCATTATGTCATCTATTTCTTTGTCAATCCTTATCTCACCTGGTCTGTGCTGCAGCCAAGTTTTCATTTTCTCCTCGTCCCAGGTTATTGGTTGTGCTCGCATTGCTTTGCCGTAATCTTTACCGCCTGTGAGGTACGTGTTGGCAAAACAATCGATCTCGTGTTGTGTGTTCAGGTCAACTGTCCTGAGATTCTCCCTGCTACCAAGGACCATGTTCACGCTGTTCATTGCAGCATATACCATTTTGTTAAGTACTGGCCTCGCAAACTCGGGAAACTCTTCCATGCAGTATTTGGTGGTGGTAATCACTCTCCCTGGTGTCTCCCAGCTTTTCAGGTTACCACCCAGAAACCCTGTTGATGGAGCCACTGCCCTGTGTGCGTCCAATTGCTCACGGTCTGTGAAGTATGTCACTGCATGTGGTGCGGCCATTGGTGGCTCGCCTTCTTGGCTCATTTTATTACTGTGTGTGTCGCCTGGTATGTATGGCAAGTATTCTGGTGTGTGCTTGTCTGGCATAGGTTGGGACTTGATCACCTCTTGTTTTGTTAACCCGGCTGCGGCTGCCATCATGCCTGTGTCCTTGTAACCTTGTACCATTGGTTTGCCATCTAGCAGGTCTACTTGCTTTGCCAATTTGTTGAGACATTCTAGCATGTCCTGCATTGTATGGTGGAATGTCACGTTTTCTGTTGACACCATCTGGTCCCTGTCCACTATGTGTGCGTACCAGTTATTTTCTTGTTTGTAATCAGTTGGGTCTGTCAGCAGGTGTGCCCCCAAGTATTGGAATTTCTTTGGGCATGTGTCTGCGTTTGCGGTTAGTAACAATTGCCTTGTCTTGTTCTTTGTGCCTTTCAGCATGCCGAACACGATCTCATCTTTATTAGGTTTGAGTTTGGCTCTGGTTAGTGCGTTTTGATCCAGTAGTTGGTAGTGTTCAACCAACCTCTCGCAATGTGGCAAATTCGTGACATCCAGGGTGTTTGTCCCTATTCCCACTGCGTAGCCTTCCAGTTGTGTTGTGTCTGTCAGTTCCTTTAAGAATCCCTTCTTCTTTCCTTCTTTACTCTCATTGGTTGTTGGCTTCTCGTTGAACCAGAATTGTCTATTTTCATCTGCTGTTACCACTTCCACTCTATTGATTGTGTTCTGCCCTGCGTTCACTAGTTCTGCTACGCACCTCAATGTGGGTAGCATTATCACCGTGTCACTCAGGTGCCACCACAGGCTGTTACCATTGTTTGCTGGCGGTGTCATCATCTCATTGGTGGTGGCGCCTCTGCATCTTGCATGGCTCGCAGTGGTTGCTAGTTTCTCTACTTCGTTT